ATGGTAACTCACGTTGACTATTCTACGTTGGTACTACGTAACTTCTCAACACTGATTAAAGATATCAAAACATTCGGTGGAGAAGATGCATTGAAACCCGAATTCGGTGTCGTATTCATGTCGGTACTATTTAACTCAGACGTACCCGATGCAACCGTCACCACAACTAAACAAGCAATTCTAGACCTTGCAGAACAATTATCAGTTGCATCGTTTGAATTAAAATTCGATGACCCTGTAAAAACATTTGTTGAAGCACAAGTATTCTTCCAGTTCAATCCTAGATTAACTACATTGTCAAGAAATACTGTTCAGTCAAATGTACAGACTGCAATCGATGATTACTTTGCAAGTTCAGTTGGTAAGTTTGACCAATCATTTAGACGTTCAAATATGTTAACAGACGTGGATAATGTATCTCCTGCTGTGTTATCATCTCGTGCAGAGATATTCATGCAGAGAAGATTTACTCCTACTGCGGGTAGAATCGAAGACCATACATTAAGATATCCAGTGCAGATTGCACCACCCGATGATGAATTCCATCGTATTACATCTACATCATTTACCCTAAAAGGTAAGGTTTGTATTCTTAGAAACAAATTGGGTTCAAATAAATTAGAAGTATTTGACCAAGAAGCAAACGAAGTGATTGTAGATAACGTAGGTGATTATGCACTAGACACTGTAAGAATTGTTGGATTAAATATTGACGGTGTTATTGGTGGTGGTTCTATATTGAAGGTCAGTGCAAAACCTGCTAACGAATCTGCGATATCACCTGTTAGAAATGATTTACTAGAGTACGATAAATCTGCATCCTTTACTAAGGTTGTTGATATTGATACAGGAATTACAAACTAATGCCAAAAGCACTAGACATAACATTACAGGATTTAGATAGACGTGATATTGATACTCCCGACTATAAGGTCAAGGAAGTATTACCACAGTTCTTTCGTGAATCATATCCTAAACTTATAAATTTACTTGACCAGTATTATGAGTTTGAGGATAGTGATGCATCTCCGTCTAGACTTTTAAATGATTTGTTTAGGTCTCGTGATATTACACAGACCGATGCAGAACTCTTAAAGTATATCGAAGATGAATTACTTTTGGGTCAATCCTACTTTGAAGGATTCCAAGACAAGAGAGCAGCTGCTAAATATTCGAACACATTATATCGTTCTAAGGGTACTAAATATTCGATACAACAGTTCTTTAGAACCTTCTTTGGTATAGACCCTGAAATTATATACACAAAGAAGAATGTATTTAAAGTTGGTGAAACAGATTCTTTTATTGGTGACCAATCACAAAGATTCTTGACCAACGATAAGTTGTATCAAACGTTTGCAATTCTGATTAAGGCAGAAAAACCTTTCTCAGAATGGAAAGACACATATAAACTATTTGCACATCCAGCTGGTATGTTTGTTGGTAGTGAGATTCAAATCGTAACAAGTGTTGAAGATTTGTTGGAAGCGGATTCAAGTAAACCCGCACCTACACCACCAGTTGTTATTGAAGAGACTGCGGGTCTTGGTGACTTCTTCTTTGAAGATGTTAATGTCACAGGTGGACTTGCATCACTTGATGCATCTAGTTTGGTTGTCGATGCATATGCAGATACAGACGGGAGTGGTGGATTGTCAGGAGTTAAATCTAGGATTAATACATATCTTAATGCTGATAAGTTTAATGCAGAGTCCTTACAACACATTGCAAAACAATACAGTTCATTAAGAGAACTGCAAACTATGACTTCACCAACGTTTGATGATTCAGACTTCACGAAGGATAGTGCAACTCACCAAAGTGGTATGTTCCAAATTGGTACGGAAGTTGGTACATTACAAGGTATGGATATGTCTAACGACTTCCATTTCGAGACATTAGACCAAGATAAACATCAAGCATGGTCGGGTGACTCAGATGTCTATTATACTTATCAAATAGATAGCGCTGGGCACTTATAACTCGTATAAATAGAACTAAGAGATGAGAATTTAAAAATGGCAAGACAAAATATAAACAGAGGAACAATCGCAAACGATGGTACGGGGGATACCCTTCGTGCAGCTGCCAAGAAAATTAACGATAATTTCGTTGAATTATACTTGACAATCGGAGGTGATAGTGATATAGTAACGTCCAAAGTTTCATTCGTAGATAGTGGTCTATCTTTCGAAGGTACAACTGTAAATACTAACGATACTATTCTTACAGTAGAAGACCCAACTGACTTACGTAAGGTTACTATTCCCGATGCGACTGGTATTCTTATCATGGATTCTGCAAGTCAGACCATGACGAATAAGACTTTAACAAGTCCAGTATTGACTACACCTCAAATAAATGATACGAGTGCAAACCATCAATATGTTGTTGCACCTTCAGAACTTGCCGCTGATAGAACAATTACATTACCTCTATTGACTGGTGATGATGAAGTTACCTTTAACGCACATACACAGACACTAGGTAATAAAACATTAACAACACCTATATTGACAACTCCGATTGTAGGTGGTAAGAACCTTGGTGGATTCATTGATGATTCCGCTGGTAACGAATTAATTGAATTTGACCGTGTTGCAAGTGCAGTAAATCACATTAAGATTTCTAATGTTGCAACCTCAAATAATCCAAAGATAGAAGCAGTCGGTGATGACACTAACGTTTCATTAAACCTTGCATCCAAAGGTACTGGTGCTGTTAATATCAATACAAGACTTGCTATGAATGTGAATAGTGTTGCAACTACAACTGCGGTTGACCTTGCAAAACCATTGACAATCTTTACTGCAAGTTCAGGAACAATCTCACCTACACTAGGTAGTGGACAAGAAATGGGTGAGATACATAACTTTATCGCTAAAGGTGCAGCTGTTGTTAAACTACAAACAGATAATAATATCAACAGTGTAGCAGATAGTGCTGATGCATACTTTAGATTTGAACAAAAAGGAACACTTTCTCTACAATGGGATGGTGATAAATGGAACGTGTTGAGTTCAAGAGACAGTGCTGACGGAACAGGTCAAGTACTATTGACTAAAGATTAATAGGATAGAATAAAATGGCGAAGGCAGTAATAACAAATCGAATTAAGAAGCAAGTCATCCAAAGTTTGGTTGATGACTTAGACTCTTCTGCAAATAACTATTATGCAGTAATCGGACGTTCAGAAGTATGGAACGATTCCGATGTTGCACCACAAGCATATAATACTGGAAGACAGGAAAGACAATTCCGTAATGCAGTTCAGAGTGCGAAGAACATTACCGATAGAAGTATGGTTGTTCCTAGACACAACTGGGCTTCAGGTGCTATCTATTCTGCATATGATGATGCACAAGTAGGATATCCTAGTCAAGCATATTATGTTATCAACGATAACAACCAAGTATATCTCTGTATTCAACAAGCAAAGACAGCTGCTGGTCAAGCAAAAGTATCTCAAAACCAACCACAAGGTAACACAACTGGTACGCCATTCCAAACTGCCGATGGTTATATTTGGAGATTCTTATATTCTATCTCTGCTCTAGATGCAACTAAGTTCGTTTCTGCGAACTATATGCCTGTTAAATTACAAGGTGCAACTGACTCAGACTCACCCGCTGCTGATATCGAACAACTTGCGGTACAAAATGCGGCTATCAAAGGTCAGGTTATTGGATACGCACTTGACTCAGGTGGAGAAGGATATCAATCTAATCCTAACGTAACTATTGTTGGTGACGGTACAAAAGCAAAAGGAACTGCATCAATCGATGGTGGACAAGTTAAGAAAGTAGAACTTATTGACTCTTCGGGTTCATTCACTATGGGTAGTGGATATACTCAGGCAGTTCTTGAGTTCTCAGGTGGTGGTTCATTCACTAAACCTGCTAAAGGTAGAGTTATCCTCGCTGCTAACCAATCTCCTCTTGGACTTGGTGCAGACCCAAGAGATGACCTACGTGCAACTTCTATCATGTTTAACAGTAAACCCGATGGAACTGAATCAGGAGACTTTATTGTAGAACAAGACTTTAGACAAGTTGGTCTATTAAAGAATCCAAAGGTTGACAGTGACAACGGTACTGCATTTAGTGAATCAACAGGTAATGGATTGTATCAACTAAAACGTGCATCCACATCTACTCAGTTCACAAAAGACAATATTATTCTTGGTGGAACATCACAAGCAAAAGCAATTATTGACAGAGTTGATTCTGATAATGGTAATTTATTGTGGTATCACCAAACAGAAGAAACAGGATTTACACCATTCAGTCAAGGTGAGGCGATTTCCGAAACCAATGGTAATGGTGCTGGTGTTCTAAATAACACTGCAAGTTTTAATGTATCTCCTGAGTTTAATCCGCAAACTGGTGAGTTGTTATACGTTGCAAATAGAGATGCAATCACACGTGATGCGGGACAGACAGAAGACATTAAGATTGTAATACAAATTTAAGGGTTGAATAATGACAAAGGCATTTACAGAAAACAGTTTTGCATCCACTTATAGGGATGACTTTCTAGATAGTGATAACTATCATCGAATC